TATGAAGGTGACGGGCTACGTGTAAGTATTGCATTTGACCTAAGACTACCTAATTCTAATAGTAATGCGGCAAATATAAGACCCTTTATTACACAAGAGTCTTTTGCCAATAATGATTGACAACAGCCAGATCTGGTGCTACAATAATACTATAAATTATACAAAGGCAAACTTATGGCAACATATATTCTAGTAGACACTGCTAACACATTCTTTCGTGCTAGGCACGTAGTACGTGGCGACATTGACACTAAGGTCGGTATGGCGTTTCATATTACACTTAGCGGCGTTAAGAAGGCGTGGCAAGACTTTGAAGCAGATCACGTAGTGTTTTGTTTAGAAGGTCGTAGTTGGCGCAAAGACTTTTATGAACCTTACAAGCGTAACAGACAAGTGTCACGTGATAAAATGACTGTTGCAGAGTCAGAAGAAGATAAAGTGTTTTGGGAGTGCTTTGACGAGTTTAAGAACTTTGTAAGTGAAAAGACTAACTGTACTGTTATGCGACATTCACAACTAGAAGCAGATGATCTTATTGCTGGTTGGGTACAAGCACACCCTAATGACAATCACGTTATCATTAGTACTGACGGTGACTTTGCACAACTTATTGCACCTAACGTAAAGCAGTATCACGGTGTGAACAAAGAAACTATTACACACGAAGGTTACTTTGACGACAAAGGTATGCCAGCAGTAGTTAAGAAAACACAAGAGCCTAAGCCTGCACCCGAGCCTGACTTTATGTTGTTTGAGAAGTGTATGCGTGGCGACACTAGTGACAACGTGTTTAGTGCTTACCCTGGTGTACGTAAGAAAGGCACTAAGAACAAAGTAGGCCTTATTGAAGCATATGCTGATAAGACTACAAAAGGTTACAACTGGAACAATATGATGTTACAGCGTTGGACTGATCATAATGGTGACGAGCATCGCGTGTTAGATGACTATAACCGCAATGTTGTACTATGTGATTTAACTGCACAACCTGCAGAAATTAGAGAGATAATTAATAATACTATCAGTGAAGTAGAACCTAAAGAAGTATCACAAGTTGGTATGCGACTTATGAAGTTCTGTGCTAAGTGGGATATGCAACGTATTGCAGACCAGGCACAATATTTTGCTGAACCATTACAAGCGAGGTACCCGAAATGACAATAAAATTTAAAGAAGTCCTAAACAACAAGTTTTGGATTGTAGAAGACGAAGGAACAAATGTAGGAACTGTATCGTTTAATGACGAGCAATATATGTTAAGTGATGCAAGTGGTACACATTTTTTAAAGAAAAAAGATCTTAAAGAAAAGTTTGGTCAAGAGCTTGCTTGGGAGAAACTTGAGATTAAAGAAATGCGTGTTCGCGAAGTACACGGATTTCCTACTAGCTGTGATCCTTATAATGATATGTACGATGTAAAACAAAAGTTACCTTTGTTTACTAAAAGTAAAAATTCAAAGAGTTTATATTGTGCAGGATATTATATTATCCACTTTAACAAAGGTTGGGTAAAGAGTTTTTGTCCTAAACTAATTACTATTGAACGGTATGAATCACAAGGTCCGTTTACTAATGACTTAGAAATGCGTTCTGCACTGAGTAAAGTTAATGCAAGGTAACTTGCTATTTGTAGGCTGTAGTCATACAAATGGCTTTTGGGGTGGACGTAACAAAGAAGGTACACTCGATAAGGTCACTTGGGATACAAATAACTACGCTGAAATTTACGCAGAAGAATTAGCAGATTCCCAATGCTACATTTATTCTAGTGCAGGTGCTTGCAATAGCAAGTATCCACGCTGGATTAGACATATGCTTAACACTCATAAAGACGTATCAGGAGTAGTAATGCAATCTACTTACTGGGACCGTTGGGTAATGTCTGCTGATATGAAACAGCATCATAGAGAATTAGATCCTGGATTTTTTACAAAAATTGAAAAAACAAACGACAAAGTTATTTGTTATGACGATTATAATGTAGATAAAGACTGGCATTTAGTAGAATGGTTTGAAAAGATCAAGTGGGAAAGTATTGGAAACTATACTGAAGGGTGTCCTGAATTTAACGGAGGGTATGAATGGATAGGGTTTGATACTAACTATATGCATATGAAATTTCATACTGAAGTTGCCACACATCTTAAGACTGAAGAATATCAAAAGGACATTGCATTAATTGATGCAATAACAAATGTTCCTGTTTACGTTTGGAGAATCAACGACAAGGTACAGTATCCAGAAAAGTTTGATACATACAAAAACTTAGACAATGTAAGAGTATTTGATGAGCCAGCAGATAGTTGGTTGTTAAAAAACTTAAATATAGATATTAAAGATATGATGCTTGATGAAGAACATTATAACGAAGAAGCACATCGACTTATTGCTCAACACTTTATTCCGGAGGTATTAAATGGAACCGCTTAACACTATTGCTATTCAGCAATTTATTGCACAAGTAAAAGGCGCCGACGCAGGCAATGCTAGAGAAGTTAAACTTGACATCAAAGACGCTAAACGACTAGCACTTACAATGGGAGAAGTAATGGCTAGACTAAATGGTCAGCTAGAAGAACTTCTTGTTAAAACAGCTTCACGTGAAGATGAAGTAATTCAAGTCCAAATGGATGGTGGCACTAGCTGGAAGTAGGACTAATTGGGAATCGTAGGATTCACACATATACATAAGTCTTGGATATGGAATTGTCTTGTAGTTAGAGGCAAACGCTGTTATAGTATACCTCTTGTTTGGCCTATGTATATTATTGCAGTTACTATGTGGCGAGCATCTGTAAGAAAACAAACTAACAGATTACTTAATAAACTGCGTAGTTAACGTTTTAAAGAGATAAATATATGCGTACTTAATAAAGGAAGCGCATATGAGTAGACCTAAACCAAATGTGTTGTTAGAACACATCGATAAAAAAACATATAGATCAGAGCAAGTATTACAAGCTGATGCAATTTGGGCGGTGTTCTATAATGATAAACCATTTAATTTAAAATCTGCAAATATGCTTACTAGCTATCCTGGCCCTAAGTATAAAAAAGTATCATTTTCAAATCCTGGTCACGCAATTAATCTAGCAAAGAAGTTAAATGATTTATTCGATTGTGCAGACTTTGACGTTAGAAAACTAACAGCCGGAGAGAATGTGGCTCTCGAAGAATGAACTGGAAAGATACTTATACCAAAGTTTTCTTAAAGCAGTTAGACAAAACTATCAATGAAGTAACTATAAAAGAGTATATGCCACAGTGGTGGCAAAATACTAGATCAAAAGATACTGGTGGATTAAGATTAACTGATGAAGGACTAAGAATGGTCATTGAAGATATTGAATTATCTACATATGACGTTCCGTATCCTGCTGATTTTGAACTAACTACCCAAACTATTATATTCCTAGACCATTTTATTGACTGTCCTTACTATATGGGACGGAGAGGTATTACTGTATTGAACGAAAAGAAGGCACTCGAACTGCATCTTTTTAGTGGAGATATTCGTAAATACGGGCTTACAAAAGCAATGAAAAGACAAGAAAAAGGTTGACTTCTTGCGTAAAGGTGCTATACTATATGTATAGTTAGAAATAACGCAATGCACTGAAAACAAGAGGAATAGAACTATGGAAGCTACCGCTACACGCACCGTAAGTCCTAATAAGGCAAAGAATTCAATTAACCACGCTATTAAGAAAAAGCGTCCAATATTTTTGTGGGGTCCCCCAGGTATTGGTAAATCAGACATTGTAGGTCAAATTACAAACAGTCTGCCTAAATCACATTTGATTGACATTCGTCTTTCTCTATGGGATCCAACCGACATTAAAGGTATGCCGTATTATAGTGCAAATGATAACACTATGAAATGGGCACCTCCAGTTGAGCTACCAAGCGAAGAGTTTGCGGCACAATTTGAAAACATTGTTTTGTTCTTAGACGAAATGAACTCGGCAGCGCCAGCAGTACAATCGGCAGCATACCAGTTAATTCTTAATCGTCGTGTAGGTACTTACAAGCTGCCAGACAACGTTCTTATTATTGCGGCTGGTAACCGTGACGCAGACAAAGGTGTTACATACCGTATGCCTGCTCCGTTAGCTAACCGTTTTGTTCACTTAGAACTAACAGTTGACTTTAGTGACTGGTTTGACTGGGCAGTACAAAACAAAATACACAAAGATGTTGTAGGTTTTTTAAACTTTAGTAAGAAAGACTTATACGACTTTGATCCAAAATCTTCAAGCCGTTCGTTTGCAACACCACGTAGTTGGTCGTTTGTAAGTGAATTGCTAGATGATGGGCTTGACGAGTCAACTACTACCGACCTTGTAGCGGGGACTGTAGGAGAAGGACTAGCTGTCAAGTTTATGGCGCACCGTAAGGTTGCGTCTAAGATGCCTAATCCAAGTGATATCTTGGACGGCAAGGTAAAAGAGCTGAAGACTAAAGAAATCAGTGCAACCTATTCCTTAACAGTCTCACTTTGCTACGAGCTGAAAGAGGCATCTGACAAGGGTGATAAGAAGTTTGATGACAAAGTTAATAACTTTTTACGTTTTTCAATGGATAATTTTGAAACGGAATTAGTTGTTATGGGCATCAAACTTGCACTTACCCAATATGGCTTACCAATCGATCCAGACGAAGTTGAATGTTTCGATGAATTCCACGAGCGATTTGGTAAGTATATTCAAGCCGCACAACAGGCTTAATGGAAAGGACAGGGGTTAAATCCTGTCCTTTTTCACTTGACAAAGTGGTTATTTCCGTGTATACTATAAGTATAATTAATTAAGAAGGGTAATGATATGAGCGTAGCAGGCAAGAAAAATTGGCAACCAGATCCAAATATTACTCCTGTGCAACTAGAAGAAATGCGTATAGAAGTTACAGAACGCATTATTGTTGCTCGTGTAGGCTTACTTCTTAGACATCCGTTCTTTGGTAATATGGCAACACGTTTACGCATCTTAGCCGCAGACGATTGGTTACCTACTGCCGCTGTAGACGGTCGTAACTTATACTTTAACACGCAATTCTTTAATGCAATGTCAAATAAAGAAATTGAGTTTGTTATTGCACACGAAATTTTACACTGTGTATTTGATCACTTAGGTCGTAGAGGCGATAGAGATCCACTAATTTATAATATTGCCGCTGACTACATTGTTAACAACTTGTTAATACGTGATCGTATTGGCGAACGTCCTAGACTAGTTGACTGTTATGCAGATACAAAATACGAAGGCTGGCAGTCAGAAGCAGTATATGATGACATATACGAAATTGCTAAACAAAACGGACAAGACTTTTTAGACGAACTTGGCGAAATGTTAGACGAACACCTTGACGCAGAAGGCTCAAGTAGTGGTGAAGCTGACGCTGGAGAAACAACTGATGCAAACGGCAACAAAGTAAGCAAGTCTAAGCCTAAGTATTCTAAAGAAGAAGCTCAGAAGATCAAAGACGAGATCAAAGAAGGTATGTTGCAAGCGGCACAAGCCGCAGGTGCTGGTAATACTCCAGGCGAAGTACAACGTATGATCAAAGAGCTTACAGAGCCTAAGATGAACTGGCGTGAAATTATTCAACAGCAAATTCAGTCTACTGTAAAAAATGACTTTACATTTATGAAGCCTTCACGTAAAGGTTGGCACACTGGTGCAATACTTCCAGGACAAGACTTCGATGAACAGATTGATTGTGTTGTTGGTATTGATATGAGTGGGTCAATTGGCAATCAACAGGCAGCTGACTTCTTAGGTGAAATACAAGGTATTATGGATCAGTTTAGAGATTATAATATTAAAGTATGGTGCTTCGATACAAAGGTATATAACGAACACGATTTTAGTGCAGACAATGGCGAACGTTTAGAAGAATATGAACTAATGGGCGGCGGTGGCACTGACTTCGATGCTAATTGGAGTTATATGAAAAACCAAGGTATTGAGCCTAAAAAGTTCATTATGTTCACAGACGGCTACCCATTTGGTAGTTGGGGTGATGCTGATTACTGTGAAACAGTATTTGTTATACATAGCAATCACGATAAGAACTTAGAAGCACCTTTTGGAGTAACAACACATTATGAGCTTGCTTAAAGAACCGAATCCGCTAAACTTCTTTGAAGTTCGCGAAACTAAGGTTCTTCCACCCCACTTTGAGACAATCAATCTAGATATGTCGATATATAATTTAGAAGATACTATTATTAAATGGATTAGAAATAATCTTAAAGGCAGGTTTTTTGTAAAACGTGTTACTGGATTAACTGCTGATAATAAATTTTCACAAGTTATTAAAGTAGGTTTTGAACAACCTAAAGAACTTTCTTATTTCACTTTGGCGTGTCCACATTTGAAATACAAGTAAATAAACGTAGCACTTA